ACTCTTTGCACGTTCCTCTTCAGCCTTCTTAAGTTCGTCGGCGCTCTTACCAGTTAAGGCACTGAGCTCTTTCATATTAAACAGATACTCTTTAGCGCCAGCATTTAAGTCTTTATCTGTTTTATTGATGTCTATACCATAACGAGCCATCATTGCTACATAGTCGGATGTAGCACCTTGTAGGTCTTCGTAACTGCCATACATGGATAACAGTTTAGGATTTCCGTCGGCAATGATTTTGCCCATCTTAGTTATACGAGCAGCACCTTCTTCAGTGGTGCCACCTAACAAACTTAAATTCTGTATATTACTGGTGATAAATTTAGAATAAGCATCTAGACTCAGTCCGCCGTTCATTGCACTTTGGCGCATTTGCTCAACTGCACCACCAAATGTAATACCAACCTTGCTTAAGGCAGCATAAGTGTTTACATATTTTTGAGCATTTTCAACTTGAGCTTGTGTTACTGCTGTAGCAATATCAATTGCAGCACCAATGACTTTACTAGCGCCTTCGCTTAATCCACCAATGAATGGAATGCCAGTGGCGGCACCAGCAATAGCTTGACTAATAGCTTTAAATGCTGTGCCTACTAACTGTAGTGTTGGAATTACTGCTGTAAAGGCTTCGTTACTGTTATAAACACTCTGAGTAGCACTGACGTTTTGTTTTGCAAAACTTAATAAATCTTTAACAGCTTGTTGCCCGGCCTTTTTACGAGCTTCGTCTTGTTCTTTTTCAGCATCTAAACGTTTTTTTAATTCTTCAGATTGTTTTTCTTCAAGTTTAATCTGCTTGGCCATTTGTAAGGCCTGCTTGTCCGACATACCCAATGATGACTTAATAGACTCAATTAATTGTTTTTGGGCTTTTATTTGATTTAGTGCTTCGAGTGTTGCACTCTTAGACGCTGAAGAATTAGCTTTTAAAATGGCAGTTAAGGCATCCATAGTGATGCCAAATTTTTCCATTTGAGCTCGTAATTGCGGATCTAGGTCTTCCATATTTTAATCTACGCCGTTAATTTTTCAGATAAGTACATATATCAACTATTTATGGAGATTCAAAAATGGGCAATTTATCCAATAACCCCTTAGCTAAACACTTTAGACAACCAGTTTTATATTTAAAGTTACCTAGTAACGGACGTTGGTACGCTGAAGGTGCAGTTAATATACCTGTTACAGGTGAAGTTCCTATCTATGCTATGACTGCTAGAGACGAAATAACTATGAAAACACCAGATGCATTAATGAATGGCTCAAGTACTGTGCATGTCATTGAAAGTTGCTGTCCTGCTATTAAAGATGCGTGGAAGATGCCAACAGTTGACTTAGATCCAGTACTAATTGCTATTCGTTTAGCCACATACGGTAAAGAAATGGAATTTACTGCGGCATGCCCACATTGTGGCAGTAAAAATGAAAAAGCATTAGATTTATCTGTGCTACTAGACAAAATTACACTAGCCGATTGGTCTACTACTGTAAAAGTTAATAATTTAGAAATTTTGTTAAAGCCTCAAAGCTACGAAGATTTTAATAAAAATAATTTGATGAACTTTGAAGAGCAACGTATTATACAGTTAGTTCAGAATCAAGAACTTACTGATGAACAAAAGACAAAAGAATTTGATATATTATTTCAACGACTAATTGAAACAGGTATTAACCAAGTTGGTAAAAGTATTGCAGGCATTAAGACAGAAGATGGGCAAGTGGTCGAAGATCAAACATTTATCCGTGAATTCTTAGACAACTGCGATAAGTCAGTTTGGACAGCAATCAAAGATCAATTAGAAGCTATTCAATCAACTAATAACAAATACACAGAATTAACACTAGCTTGCGAAAATACCGAATGTAATAAAGAGTTTGTTACACCGTTTATATTTGAGCAATCAACTTTTTTCGCATAAGGCTTTTGACATTACCAAATGAGGAAATTGTCGAACTACTAGAAAGTCTCGACAAGGATGCAAAAGCCACGAAGAAAGACCTCCTAACAGCATGTTGGTTCATGCGTGGTAGTATCTCTTACGATGACGCCATGATGCTTAGTTATGAAGATAGAAAATTAATTAGTGCAATTATTGAATCTAATTTAGATACTACTAAAGAATCAGGATTGCCATTCTTTTAAGATCTACTTCGCAGATCTATTAACTTCGCTTTGCTCGTTAATGTTTTTTTCTTTTAAACACTATATAAGAACTATTGCTGTTTTTAAGTATTATCCAGATTAATTGGTCACACTTTGCCCGCACAGGGCAAAGTTAAGATCTGTAGCATTATCCGAGTAGCACAGTCACTTAGCGTTACAACAAATTACAGAGGCGGTTGTCCGGTACCTCGAGTTGCGTCTTTTTACAACGGCGGATTAATACATATACGCTAACATACATATTAACCGTGTGCTATCACTAGCACGTCTTTTTAGCCTTATCTAGTTCTTCAAACAATCAAACCGCGGCGATTAGCGATCTTCGTCCTGTTAAGGATAGTGATTGAGCACTTGCTACAGCGGCAAGATTTCCGTCCCTCTTATTATCGAGTTGTCATAGGCACACGTGTTTGGCCTGTGCGAGCCTGTTACTGTTAATGGGTTTTAAAGCAGTTAGACTTTTTGTCTGAAGAACTAAATCTTGTTGATAATATGTGAGCCATGTACACGGACTTGTATGTGTCCGTTATAATAATCTGTTGTTTCTAGTACCCGGCGAGCAAATTGTTCTCTCGCCTCAATGTAACTGCATTCTGCTTTACTTTTGCAGTAGTATAGTATTTCTCTACTGAAATTGTCAACGCCTAATTCTGCCACATCCTTGGATAGTTCTGGACTAGACCCATAATAGGTTTGCCAATCACTATCGATTGTACCTCGTATCTTCTTACGTTTCTTCTTACCGTTTTTGAGTTTAACCATACGATAAGTGGTTTTTTTAAACTTTGCTAATTTTTTGCCAATATATTTCCTGCCGGTTAAGTTATTTGTTATCAAATAAACAAAACCAACACAATCTTCGGGTAGAACTTCTACTTGAGTGTTTTCGAAAAGCCATGACATGCATAGTAGTTATCACTCTACCTTAAATTTCAAAATATTTCTTGAGATTTGGATCATCTAACCATCCCCAAGCCGTTAATTTGCGGTATAGCTCTGCTGTTAACACAGGATCAGCTGGTTGCTGTAAGCAATTTATAATAGCACGTATTTCGCTATCAATGTGTTCTCTAAATCTATTTGGATCTCTAGGATCACTTGTACCCGGTAAAGGCTCACTGTATTCCCACTGACCGTATTGATCTAACAATCGCTGTTTAACCAAGTCCGGCAAGTTGCGTATTTGCTGATATTCTGGAAAGGTAAGCATATTAGTTACAACATCTAATCGGCGACTGATGCACCAATGATATAGTTCATCAAGCGTGTGTACACTCAATGCACTAGGTACAGCCCTTAACGTAACATAAACATGTGCCTCGCGGCGGTATTTTAAGTAGATATCTATGTTATCTAGTACTGTTTCTGTAGTAGAACCATCACGGATAGCATTGTTCAACGCACCGGCAGCCTCTATGCTAATGCCAATGTCCACATGCCTAAATACATTTAACTTTTTAATCAACGGTATATTAACCATAGTGCCGTTTGTAGTAAACCCTAAATAGATATCTGTTTTACCTGCAGAAATTAATCTATCAATTAAATCTTCAAATTTAGGATTCATTAGCGGCTCGCCACCAATAATATGTACAAAACGTAGATTATCTGTTGAACAAATATAATCCACTACATGATTCCACGAAGATTCGTTAGTAGTCCAGTTCATACGAGCCGGGCCTGTGTATGACCCATCTTGAATCATTTGTACCGCTAATCGACTGCTAGCAGTTGGCCCACACATCTTGCAAGCAAGATTACATTCATTTCCTAAACTGATATGATAACTGTAAGGGCGTAAATTATCAGTGCTACCATCGGCCCGACTAAACTCAAACATATTAAAGTCTGGGCTAGTCGGATAATCTTTGTAAAATGTTAAGTCACTGATACTGCTTTTTAAATTTTCTTTAACACGTTTGCTACTTGATCCGCTAGCATCCTCGGCATAGCACATGCCACATAGTGGTTCTTCTACACCCTCTAACTTATTTTTTCTAGCACGACGCTGATGTTCACTATTGATCCATTCCGGGATAGTCATCTGATGCACATTATTGGTTATACCTGCTGGCGTATTACTTATAGTATTAGGTTGTGCGCCACAAGAGTGATAAGTTCCATCGGCATTGATGTGAACTTCTACCCAGGGTATGTTACAGAATATATCTTTATTGAGCATTTTTACATTTCAGTTGGCAAATATCTAGTGGCGCTATTTCAAAACGTGTATATAGTTCTTCCCATAGTGGATCTGCTAGTATTTCTTTTAGTGTTCGTGTTTTAATATTAATTTGATCTCGATACTTGTCTACAAAGTCGTTATACAGATAGCCCGAGTTAAACCAAGGACAAGGAAATACTAATCCGTCTACATTGATAAACATTTCTTTGTCACCGTTTATACAACGTGCCCAGGGATGCCGTTCTCTACGGTCCCATCGATGCAACGGTAACGAGACTCCTCTAGTGCCTAGGCTATGTCGATCGACTACATACTTACCAGCGTGTTGTACATACTGTGCGCTGGGCTTAAGTGGATCGGTTCCGTCTAATAAATAGGCACCATCAAATTTGGTACTGTGTACACGATGGAATGTATCAAAACCCAACTCTGCGGCTAGATCTTGTATGTGTTGCATTTCAAGTTCGTTAAAACTAAAATAGATAGCTGACCAATTCATTATACAATTACTATTAGCACGTAAGGTTTTAGCACCTGCAATGATACTCGCAAAGTCGCTATTAACTCTATACTGTTCATTTGATGCTTGATCCCAGCCGTCTACGCTAAAAGTCACAGTATCGTGGTTGTTTAATAACTCGCCTAGTTTGGTCCACCACGCAGCATCTTTGTAACTACCGTTAGTAACAATAACTAAACGAGTATCAAATCTACTCTGTTTAATGTATTCCACAATAGGCAGAAAGTCTCGGGCATATATAGGATCACCTATATCGCCACAGAATGTTATTTCGTCTATCTCACTTAATAAGTCTGCGGTAAATGCACGTTGAAACTCTAATAAGCTGATTTCTCGATTCAACGCTTCAGGTTTTAATTCTGTGCGAGGACACCGTGGACATTTAAGAGTACACTTACTGCTTATTTCAATGTGTATACGTCGGTAATTAAGTAATATCGACGTCGGTGTTGTAGGTTGTAAATCCATTTTCCTTAACTACTGTTAGAATGTTATTAACACGTCCGGCTAATTCGTCTTTGTGTGATACTAACCATACACTACGATCACCTTCACGTGCCATTTTCTTTAAGATTGCTAGACTATTTTCAACACCCGAGCTATCCATACCTGTATCAATAACTTCGTCGATGAATAATAAATTAATCTTATTATATAAGTTTTCCCATACATCACGGAAAGCCCACGATAATGAAAGTATCAAACGATTGCGTTCTCCGCGACTTAAATTATCAAAGTCCAGTTCACGACCTAGTTCTTCAATGCTTACGCTTAGGTCGTTATTAAACTTGACTGTATGCGGTAAACCAATGCGATCTAGATACTGTCCTAAACGAGCATTTAGATAACTTAAATTTTGATCAATAATACGTTTACGTATAAATGAATCTTTATTAGTAAGCAGTTTAAGTAAAAACTCTTGATGTTCTTTAACACGATTGAGCTCATTCATAACACCGTAGTCGATTTCTTCTACCGCAGTTGTTTGCATTTCAGCAATTTGATCAGTGTAGGGATCAATTTCAGCTAGTTTAGTTTCTAGTTGTTTGATCAAACTGTCAACTGTAGCTTGATGATGAATAGCATCCGACTCTCGATCATAAAACGTTTCAGGACGTGGACCTAACTTGCCCAACCCATTGTGAGCAGACTGTAGTTCAGCCAATGTGGCAGTAAGTGTTTGCGCCGACTCTGTTGCTCCTGCCAAATCTCTCTGCTTCTGTCCCAGAACTTGTTGGTGCTTCTCGTCATAGAACTCTTGACCGCAGGTATGGCACGTATGATTCTCCAGCGAAACAAGTTCTGCTGATATCTTGCTAATAGTTTTTTCTTCCCTACCAAGGTCCAGCTTTGTCCGACTAATCGCCGACGATAGTTCATTGATATCCTTGCGAGTTTGATCCCACGTCTTGAACGCTTGGTGTGCCTGAATCTCGGCCTGGATGTCAATTTTCTGTAACTCCTCAATTCCGACCTGTAACTTTTGCGTCTCTTCTTCATGTTTAGATATCCATAGTCCCTGCCGGCGCTTCAGACTTTCAATTTGTTCTTCAATACGCCTGTTAGCATCGCTGACTGCTTTGATGCGAAACTCTTCTTGAGTAATAGCATCTTTAGTAGCTTTATTTTGTTCTTTTAATCGATCAGCCTTTTCACTTAACAATGTAATACCAAGTAACTGCTCAATTATAGTACGTTGATCATTGGCTTTAAGTGCTAAAAATGGTTCAGTGTATGTATTAAGAGCAACAATATGCTTGAACATATCGTGACTCATATTTAACAAGCGTTCAATTTCAGCCTGTGTTTCTCTGCTATCGCCTTGACTTTCATCAGTAATGTCTTGTTCTTGATCACCAATATAAAATGCCATGGTATTTGGTTTGCGACCACGTTCAATTTTATAACTAGTACCATCGCATTCAAACTCAACAGTGACTAACATATTTTTACCGTTGGTTTTGTTAATTAAGTTATCTTTCTTAATGTTTGTCAGCGCATTGCCAAACAAACTATAACTTAATGCATTAATGATAGTGGTTTTACCTGTACCATTTCTAGCACCGGTATCGTCGCCACCTAAATCCAAATTCTCGCCTAAGACCAGTGTCAAGTCCTTGCGATCGAAATCGATGGCCTGTGTGGCATTACCCACACTCATAAAGTTTTTTACCGTTAGATTTTTAAGTTTGAACATTTAGTCAAGTATAGATGAAAGTTGTTGTAAGGTCAATTGAGTTTTATATCGTATTTTTTAATCAAAATTTGAAATCGTTGAATATCCAACTTAGTCTGATTATTGAAATCTGACAATGAACCAGTATATGGTTGATAGCTAACATTGGTAATTGCATTGGTCATAGCTGTACTGTGTATAACATCATTTAAGTCTTGTATTAGCTGAGTTTGATTGCCAGCACTTAAATTTCTGCTGGCATAAAAGGCTAGCCAGCCCACATTAGTTACGTCAATGCCCGCCAATTCTTTAATAGTTGGTACCTTAGGGTAGTCTGGATTTCTCTGCTTACCAGTAGTTGCAATATATCGCAATCGACCTTTTTCTTCTAATCCACGAGTGCTAGCCACTGTGCCAAATCCGTAGGTAATAGTTTGATTAGCAACTTCAACAAACCATTGATTATATTCTTTATAAGGAATTGCTGTACCTGGAGTTTTTGTAATGTGTTGAGCAAGCTCTAGTCCGGCCAAGTGGCTACTGGAACCTAAAGCCTGTGTACCAAATATAGGTCGACGAACAATCTGTTCTTGCAAATCTTTATAGTTAGCAGTTGCTGAACTAGTAAACAGCATTAAGTCATTCTTAAAGAATGGCGCTACAGGCATGGTAATATTATGAAATGGAGTTTCCTGGTAGAGTATTGGAAAAGAAACTATATTTTCTGATGTAGCAAGATATAGGGTTAAGCCAGGATTGTTTACTTCGTTTACAAAAGCATCCATAGCAATAAGACCATTGGCACCGGGACGATTCTCGATGACGACTGGTTGATTCCATCGAGCAGTCAGTTGTTCTGCCAAGTGTCTAGCCATAACATCGGGACCTGAACCAGCTGGCAACGGTACAATAATAGTAACAGGCCCATTGGGGAATGTAGCGGCAAATGCTGTGTTGATGCAGAGTAATACGGCTAATAAGTATTTCATTTTAATCCTAATTGAGTTCTACAGTAATCTCTAATCTTACTGTTGTCTATTTTTCTACTGTTAAAAAATTCTTCATATTTTTGATTTCTAATAACGTAACTGATACGTACATTTTTATATTTTTGTTTAAAATAGTCGTTGACCATTTGTTCTGCAACAGGATCTTCTTCCCATATAGCAAGATAAATTTTTTGCATTTCTAAATCAACTGCAATAGTAGCTTTAGAATAAAATGCTGTACGTACAGCCTGCTCTATTTCGTCAAGCCCAACCCACTCGTCTTGTATTTTATATGCATCGGCACGACCTTTAAAATAGTAGTTGCCGTTGACGATGTCAAATTGATCATTGCTAGTCATCCAGTCTTGTTCTAACACGTCGGACTTGACCCATAGAACACCGTTGCGTATTTCAAATTGCCAAAAGTCATCAACTTTGGGACCATAGTTACTTGTACTATAATCAGTCAAGTCTGTATCGGGAGTTTCTGTTTTTAATAAGAATCCTGCGCCAATTGCAGTATCACCAAATGTACTTTTAACTTCGGCAATATTTTTATCACGCATTAATCGTATAACTTCGGGAGTAATTTGATACAATGTTAATATTTTTAACGGGTGATCTAATCTAACAGTTTGTTTTAAAAAATCTAATAGTAATTTTGATGTATAAAGTAATGCACGATTAATTTTTTTATCGCTGATAAATTTAGTTACACCTGCTAGATCGTTTGGATTAGCAGAATAGTGTACATTGGACATCATAAATCCTGGAAGAAAATGTAAACATAAACCGTGTCCGTGATTCAAATTGGTTAAATGTAGAATATTATCTTCTGGCGCAAATTTAAACATACGACCAATGCGTTGACCCATTAAGTAAATCTTTTTATGCGTATTGGTGATACGTTTGGGTTTGCCTGTAGTGCCACTACTGGGATATTCTACAACTATATCGTCGGGACCGCAGTCGATACGTTCGCTTATTTCTTTATATCTGGTGCCATCTTTTATACTGTAGTTTTGAAAATCATTGAGTGTAATGACATTACGACTAAAACGACGATTTCTTTCTTGATCCCAGTGTGTATTTTCTGTAGGATCTGCTGAATCAAGATATACAATGTAGTTAATTTTGCCAAACATTGTTACTTTATAGTTAGACAAATCAGATTCGTTATAGCAGTGAGGCCAATCAAGTATTAATACTAGGCCCAGTTCCATGGCAGCAAATATAGCACCGTAATAATTATATCCAGGGCTACCAACAATAAATGCACGTTCTCCAGCTTTTACATTGTACTGTTCTACAAAAAACATTTTCCAAAAATTGATCATCCCGCAAAATTCTTCATAATTGATAGACTGAACAATATCAAAGTTGTCAGTGCGGTGCAATACAATGTTAGGATTAATGCAAGCCCTGGTGATTAACATTATAAATTTCTATAGATGTCCAGCAATAAATTTGGATCATAGTGTTCGCTGGCAATACTGGTCAATTGATTGGTTACAATTTGATCTACGCTTTCAAAGTTTACGTTGCCTTGTATTTCGTATTCGGTAATGTCAGTGGACTTCTGTGGAATAAGTGTAATTTCACGCAGTTTATAAGTGTCAGCAAATGTTTCTTTGATAAACGTAGCTTCTTCGTAACTGATATCAATGTCCAAATTAACACGTACATGCATACCTGGCATTAATAGTTCTTCTGGACGCTTTAGTGTATCACTTAGTCTATACACACGATAACGTGGCTGATCGGGCCAGGCATGAAATTCAGGCTCTTTACCCCACTCTAAGATCATCATACCACGTGCATCATCGGCAGCGTCAGCATAGTTATGTGGAAAGCAGTTGCCAATATACCAGATGTTTTTGCTGTTCTGGCGTTTATGGAAATGGCCGGAGAATACAGTTTCAAAGTTTTTAAATGCGTCGGCTTTGATTTCTCCATGATCCGGCATCTGTACCATGGCATTCATAAAGAAGTGTGGCAACTCGAAGTGCCCAAACATGTACTTGCCTTTTAGTTTCGGGACTCGCTTATAGTCATCACCAACGAGCCAAGGAGCAATAGTAACATCACCCACAGTAGTCCAATCGTTACAAATGTGAATGTTACTGAGATGTTTGGCCCACTCCACAGATTGTACATCACGTTTATCACGATAATACAAATCATGGTTGCCCGGAATAAAGTATGTTTGACTAAAGTTTTCATTTAAATGCTCCAGCGCCCTTAGGCTGTATTGTAGTGTTACAATATTAATTGACGCACGATTATTATGCCAGTCACCAAGAAAGAGTGCGGTGTCGCACCCTTCCTCTCGGGCTTTAGCAGTTGCCCATTTAACAAAGTTAAGACAATCTTCGTTATGGATCGTGCTATTAGATTTTAATCCAAAGTGGATATCAGTAAAGACAGCGGCTTTTTTAAATAGATTAGTCATAACTGCTACTATACACGATTATTTTGGTAATTGCAACAACAAGTTTAGTCGATTATACTACGAGCGTGTGCTAGTTCGGGTATATAGTCTTCTAATCGGCTACCACGAGCATTGTCCAATATGTCATTGAACTCATAAAAATCTCTTAGCAGTTCTTTGTCAACAGTATAATTAGGATTGGAATAGTGGCTGTGTATAAGATCTACTAGACTCTTAATAGATCTGCCATTGGCATAGTACACTTTGGTTTGTTTGCAACGTTCCATTGACTCTACAACCAAATCGGGTCTTGGATGATTGTATGGTAAGAATATTCTGTTTTGTCCTTCGGCTGGTTGTACTAATAGACCTGCGTTTGGATATTCACGATCATAAAATTCAAATATTTCATGTATGCGAGTTACGTTCCACATTGAAAATACCGTTTGCAATGATATAATATGTCCACGATCTCGTAAACGTCGACAGTTATCGACCATAGTGTCAAAATCTGACAACCAGCGTACATAGTCGTTTACCCTTTGGTACCCGTCGTAACTGACAGATAAGGTAACTTTACTAAAGCTATCTAATAGGTTAACTAATTTATCGCTAAACTTCATAGCATTAGTGCCAATGTTTAATTCAAAATCAGTATGACCGGTTGCAATGCATTTTTCTAGAAAACTATAAAACTCTGGCATTATTGTAGGTTCGCCACCACCCCAGTAGATACGCTGTGCTGATGAAAAGTTGATTTTATCAAAATCTGGAGTACTGGTAAATTTTCTTGGCAACAATGGAATACCTACAGCTTTCCATTCTTTTTCAATTAAATGACTGTGTGCATCGTCGCACATACGACACATGATATTACACTTGTTACTTGGGCGGAACTCATATAACAGTGGATTTTCTATTTTTTCTAATTCATCAACAGAATCAACAGACAGTCTCTGTAGCCATTCAAGTGTTTCAAATTGTCTAGCACTTTCTGTTAGTCCTTCGTTTTGTTCTCTAGCATAACAGTCACCGCAACGGTCTGGCATCAGTGTGCCGGCAATCATGTTGTTTCTTACTTCGTTATAGTTTGGATCGTTTTTCCAATCTGTCATTTCGTTTAATCGAGTCAGCGGCTTGTAACTTTTACTACAGGCAGTAGTAATGCCAAAATCGTTTACTACGCCAATAAACGGCCAGATGCAAAAACTTCTATTTTCTTTAAGGAAATTGCGCCAGTGCAATAGTCTTTTTGCTGACTTGTTATCTCTGTATACAGTATTGACTCCCAGCTCTTCTAAGTCCTGCATTAGTCGTAAAGTAGTTACTAGACTTTTAAAATGCGGGTAGTCTTCGATGTCTTGATCTAGCATTTCAATTTGATCAAAATGTTTAGAAAGGCAAACAATGTCGCCAGGACTTAAATCAGCAGTTGACGTATGATAGTAGCCCACGTTAACAGGAACAAACTCTGCAGATTCAACGAGCCCGTAATTAACTGTGCCCGAGCTGTTGGCCAAGGCACCGGTTAATTCGTCTGTTTGTAGAGTTTCACTACCTAAGATTAATATCTTTTGATTAAAGGTCATTAGTCATCATAACCGCCGTCGCTGCCACCACTAGTTGCTGATATTTTCATACCTTGACGTGTGTAACTTGGGGTTAAATTATTCATTTCAAGAATGTCGTCACGTAAATTTTGATTACGCTTTTCTATATTTAACACTCGAGTGAATGAATTGGTAATTGCTGCCGTATAATACGCAAAAGGGTTTTGACTTTTAAATTCGTCAAACTGTAGACCAATTTGACTTAACTGTAACAATGCTTGACTACGCATTTCGTCGTTATATGTATAACCACGCCAGTTAGAGCGTGTAGCATAACGTTCACACAGTTTGATAAACATGTGAGCTAACTTGGGAGTCATCTTGCCGTGATCCTTACTAAAGGTTCCGGTCTTTAAATTGCCCTTCCAATGGCTACGTCCTACCAATATAGGTTCGCCAGCTTTGTCGACTTTGTAGTGTTCAAATGGCGGAAAGTTTACTTTAACGTACTTGGTATTGCCGGCAATGTCTAGTTCGTCATCGTCGTATTCACTACGTGCTGGACCATCGTCTTCTAATTCCAATGCCTTGACAGCGGCCTTACGGCTTTTAACGTCGTCAACTGGAATATGATCCCATGTCATCACACGAAATACAACATCGGTGTCTAAGACATCTTTGAGTTTAATTTCAAACTCGTCTAATTTTCTTTTAGTTCCATCAGCAGTAGCAACTTCGTGTGCTAGTTTTTGTAGTCTAACAGCGCGATCTTTACGTGCTTGCATGATATTCTTTTTGTTGATCTTTTTTACGTCTGGGACAATCATATCGTAATCAGCTACATCTGGTGTTTCGTAGAAGCAATAGCTGTTTTTACTTTTATGAATTTCTTTGAGAATATCTTTATTATTGAGATAATTATTGCGGGCCATCCTTTGTTTCCTTTAAAGTTAGCACATACTAACATATTTAAGTTACCCTGGTCAACCTTTTTATTAAATTAACATTATATTAGCCGTTTATACAAGTTAATAAATACTGTATAACATAGGATTTATATGCCAGTTTTACCTAATGCAGTATTGCCAGGACCATCCGGATCAAGCACTCAGAGCTTTGGATCCCAGTTGGGCACAGCTATAAATTCCACACTACTTGGGTCAGTTGGTGTAACCCAAAGTCAAACGGGCGGACGTCAAAACGTCAATGGTATGTTTCAGTACAGTATGGCACCAGGCGCACCTGCACCAGTACCAATTTTCCCCCAGGCCAGCAAAGACTGGCGTGTACGTATTAACCTAGCACCAAATAGCAATTATTTTTACAATGATCCGGGCAATATGTTGTTAAGCCCGTTGACAAATTTGGGTACCAATCCCAATAGCTTTGCTGGCGCCATCGGTAGTTTGTTTAATAACGGTATTGACCAAAGCGGTGCCAGTCGTATTGGTGTAGTATTCCCTTATACTCCACAGGTACAGGTTACACATACTGCAAACTATACTGGACAAAAATTAACACATAATAACTATACACAGTACTACTATGATAATTCAGAAGTACAAGCAATTACTGTAACTGGCGAATTTACTGTACAAAATATTAACGAAGGTCAATACTTACTGGCAACCATTTATTTCTTTAGAGCAATTACAAAAATGTTCTTTGGACAAGATGGTTCGATGGCCGGTAACCCACCTCCGTTGGTTTACCTAAATGGTTATGGTAAGTACTATTTCCCAAATGTACCTTGCTTGGTAACTAGCTTTAGTCATACTATGCCATCGGATGTTGACTACATGGACGTACCTGAACCGGCAGTTACTTTACAGAACCCTGGACTAAACCCTCAATTTAATAATCCATTGTTAAGTAGTACACGCTTGCCAACTACTAGTTCAATTACTGTGGTACTACAACCAGTTTACAGTCGTTATGCACAGAGTCAAGTGTTTAGCCTTAATAATTTTGCTGCCGGCGCATTAATTAACAATGCACCTAGTGGTCAACCAGCTACAGCATTTGGCGCAACAAATGGAAGAACCACAGGCGGATTTATCTAATGGCAACTTATTCAAAGACTAGCCCTTACTATGGCACTCCAATGTTTGGACCATTCCTGGATACATGGAAAGCCAAGACTATTGCACCAGCAATTGATGATGCACACTATCAAATCGACCCAGTGTATAATCTACGTCCAGATATACTAGCATACGATCTTTATAAAGACAGTAATTTATGGTGGGTGTTTTCTGTACGTAATCCGGACGTACTTAAAGATCCACTGTTTGGATTTCGCACTGGTGTAATTATCTACGTACCTACCTTAGCTACTATTAAATCAGCTATAGGAATCTAACCAATGCCAACTCAAATATTTGATGACGGTTCAACATTAACCACCAACGCCGATGGATCAGTCAGTTCAACTCCATCAACAGATTCTGTTGGTGCAGTTACAGTAACAGCATCTTCATCTACTACTAAAAAACCTGCTGTTACAGCTCTTATCCCAAATCCAATGCATCAGTTTGCCAGCTGGAGTTATAGTTGGAGTCTATGGTGGCTTGATGTCAATGACTACAATGCCTTAGTTGACGCCGGCGATGTTGATGCTGCTATGGCATGGAATCCAGGTCCAACTAGTTACGTAGTAGCTGAAGACAGTGGACTTTATCCGGATCGTCGCTTACCGGCAAGTGCAGGATTAAACTATAATATACAAGACGTACAACTCAGTACAACATTTGGTCTAAACAAAACTACAGAGCACAGTAACTTACTGTCTGGGTCAATGACTATATTAGAACCATACGGTGTAACATTCATTGATAACCTAGTGGCTGCAAGTTTTGACGGTACAAAGTACAATAACTATACACAGCAACCTTATTTGCTACAGTTAGATTTCCATGGCTATGATGACAAAGGAAATCAACTAGAAAATTCTGCTACCAGCGTTTATAGAAAACGTTTTCCTATTACATTTCTTGCAGTTAAAATTAATATTAGTAACAGAGGTGCTGAATATAAAATTACCTTTGCTCCAGCAGGACACGTAGCACACCATGAAGAAAATGCCAAGACTCCAAAGATATTTCAAATTACTGCCGGTACAGTAGATGAATTCTTCAATGGTCCAACCGGATTAGTAAAACAATTTAACGAATACTACACTACTGAAATTACTCGAGGTAACGCTGGCTACGGTGACTCAATTGCATTTGATATTGATCCTGATATTTTAAAAAGTTCTATTGTTAACGAAAACGAAACTTCATTGGCCAAAGCAGATCCAAATACCGCAGACATAACATTAAGTAAAAATACCTGGAATATTCATGCAGGCACTTCTATTGTTAAAATCATTACAAAAGTGATAGCACAGTCGAGTTGGTTAATCAATGATCAGCTAGGACAAGAAACTGGCAAAGGTGCACCGGACGAAACAGTTATTACTAATCTTGTTAAAACAGTAGTACAGACAAAATACCAAGGGGTTGATAAATCTGGAACACCAGTTAATAACACTGGCGTAGACAGTTTAAGAAATTCCTATCCTAAGGCATTTACCTACAAGATTCATCAGTACCCAAGTTGGAAAGGCGCACACCCTGCACAGCCAGCTATGCCAGACAGTACACCCTATACAATTAAAAGTTATAACTATCTGTACACCGGGCAAAACATTGACATCGTTGATTTAAAATTACAATTTGATACAACATTTTATACATCAGTTCTGTCTTATAATAGACAAATTGCAGCAGCCCAAACTACAGCTCAAAGCGGCGGAGACTATGCATTGAGCCTTGGGTCAGCAATCAATTTAATACCGTCAAGTATTGGTCTTGGAGTTCCAGCATTACTTGGCATTGGAACAGCTACACCATACAGAGTAAAGAACATAGTTAACGATCCGCGAACAACAACATCATTAACATCTCGTGCTGCAGGCATTGTTGGCGCCGATGTACTAAAATCAAATTTTAGTAATCTCAATGGTGATATGCTCAAAGTAGACTTAACCATTGTTGGCGATCCTACCTTGTTAAAGCAAGACGATTGGGCCTATGTTCCTAGTCCAACAAAGTCGTCAATTTTTAACAGTTGGGACAGTATGGGTCAAGATCTATTTGCAAGAAAATACGGACATGTCAGAACAGACGCCGGGGAACTTATTGTTGCACTAACTATTAATACACCATTGGATATAGATACAGACTATACCAACAATGGACTAATGGCTCCGCAACCTTGGAGTAAACAAAGTTTATTCAGCGGACAGTATACAATATTAAAAGTTGACAGTAGATTTGCTGGTGGTAAATTTGAACAAACATTACATTTAGCTAGATATATCAATTCAGATTTTTCTTCTAAATTTAGTCAAACAACTAATACTGGCAGAGTATCGATTATTGATCCTGCAACAGGAAAGCCCGTGGGTGTGGGATCAGCTGTAAGTACTAGTCAAGCTAATCAAACAACTAGCGTACCAACTAATTCAAACGGTGCACCATCGGGGCCAGATTTATCAGCACCATATGGTGGATATAACAGCGACAGAGAACAAAGTGGAACATAATCAAAATGGGTGATAGTAACAATAACCTTTATAATCGAGCCGGTGCTGCTAGTACTGCAACTGCCACTGGAAAAAATTCAGGTACAAAAATTGATCCTGGTCCTTATGAAGCCATAGTGCAAGGGCACGTTGAGGGCAGTCGCATGGGACAGTTAAAAGTTACCATACCAGACTGGACTGGCGTAGTAAACCCAACGACCGATGGAACTGGATTAGATTCAAATCAAATAACAGTAAGTTATGCAAGTCCTTTTTACGGAACTACATTTGGCACAGACAGTCAACAGTTGCCAGACAGTCCAGCAACCAGCGGCCAAAGTTACGGCATGTGGATGGTACCGCCCGACATTGGTTGTAAAGTATTAGTTACCTTTGTTGCTGGCGACTTAGATCGTGGTTACTGGTTTGCCTGCGTATACGACACACCAAGTCATCACATGGTACCGGGCATAGCTAGAGACATTGGTGGATCTGCCAATACAAAAGATCCAAGTGATACACTAGATCAGTATTTGTCTAGTGATAGTGTATTACCAGTAACTGAATATAATACAAGTACTAAAAGTAGCCCCACAGCGTTTAACAGTGATGGATTAACTGCAACACCACGTAACCCACACGAAATACAAACAATGACTTTGGTTGCTCAAGGACTCGATAGAGATAAAATACGTGGCGCTATCAGTTCAAGTAGCCTACGCGAAAGTCCAAGTAATGTATACGGAATTAGTACCCCGGGTCGTCGAGCAACTAACTCAGATCAAGTTGCCGGGCAACCACAGACTGTAATTTATCGTAAAGGTGGACATCAGTTTGTTATGGATGATGGCGATAAAGATGGTAACGATCAGTTAATGAGATTGCGTACTAGCGGTGGACATCAAATCCTAATGAACGATACAGAAAAGGTTCTATATATTGCATCAGCAACAGGACAACAATGGATAGAGTTTAGTCCCAATGGAAGTATTAACGTATATGGTGCTGCTGGATTTAATATGCGAACCGAAGGCCCAATGAATTTCCACAGTGATGCTGCAATTAATTTTTGCACACCATCATTTAATGTTGATGCAATACCATCAAGTAAGGGCATGAGCTTACCTAGTATTAATTTAAAATCTGCTGGTAGTTTTTCAGCTAGTGCAGTAATGAAAGCCAGTATGACTGGCGATGTAAGTGCAAGTATAAGCGCCGTTGGTAAAGTCAGTATAAATGCTGGTGCAGCAATGACTATTGGTGCATTGGGCGCACTTACTGTATCTTCTGGGGCAACAACAAAGATTTCCGGTATGGGTGCAGTCAGCATCGATGGCACACTACTTAATTTAAATTGCACAGGTCCAGTGCCTCCTCTTCCAGGAATACCTACTCTACCACCAATACCAAAATCATTGCCAGATTCGATCTTCACTGGCTCTGGTTGGTCACCTAGCGGATCAGTATTAACTACACTAAAAGTTGTACCAACACACGAACCATGGGAGAGACCTGCTCCTGTTAAGGCATCATAATGGACAGCGGATTTAGAAATGCCATCGGCAAAGCAGTTGCTAAACCTTTACCAATTAGTTGGCTAGGTCGTGCCGACGCACCATTAAGTCCAACAGTTCTAACTATTCCTCAATTGACTGCTACAAATATTAAAAATTTACAAGCACAGATTGGTTATGACCTAAGTCAATGGGACTATTCTTTAATTGGCACCGATAATCAATTGGGCAGATATCAGTTTAGTACTAAAATGTTGGAAACATACGGACTACTAGCCCCAGGCTCAAACCTACACTATGGTACAGATTGCGTAAACTACTCTACCTGCTGGCGCCCAATTACCATAAGAAAAAATTCAAATTCTTATGCAGACTACAATTACAATATTACAAGTTTAAATGGATTTCTAACCAGCATAGCAAGCCAAGAGCATTTGGCTTATCAGTTAATACTAGATATCTATACTGGTTTAATTGCCAACTACGGCATTGTTTCAACAGATACCGCTGACATAGTTGCTGGTATGATTTATGTTGGTTGGACACTGGGAGTTGCAGATGCTTATTCGTGGCGATATTCTGCACTAGGCGATGGTATTAACTCCTTCAATAGCGGACGTTACGCAGTCACAGTTTTAGGTTAATAAATACATTTATGGCTATTATATATCGCGGATTCAGTACAAAACAACGTGCTAAAAATTTTACACTAACTGATTACGAGTTGGCTAAACAAGACTTGATCAATTATTTTAGCATACGCAAAGGTCAAAAACTAATGCAACCAAACTTTGGTACTGTTATTTGGGATATGTTATTCGAACCCCTAGATGAAACTACTCAACAGTTAATTACCAACGACATTACAAAAATTATCAACTATGACCCACGTTTACGTGTAGGCCAAGTAGCAGTAACACAGCAAGATACTGGCTTTTTAGTGCAATTAACTTTAAGCTACGTTCCTACAAATCAAACAGAAACGATCAATTTAAACTTTGATCGTAACACTAATACCCTAACCACTAATTAACTGACCATATAATTATACCTGATAAATACTGAATACAGGGTAATTATATATGGCACAAACCACACGTCAAACAAATCTTTTAGTTCAGCAAGACTGGACTAAGATTTACCAAACATTTACAAACGCTGACTTTACTAGTTACGACTTTGAAACACTTCGTAACAGTATGATTAATTATTTAAAGACCTACTATCCAGAGTCATTTAATGATTTCTTAGAATCTAGTGAATATTTGGCATTAATTGACATGGTTGCTTTTTTAGGTCAAAGTTTGGCTTTCCGTGCCGACCTAAATGCCCGCGAAAACTTTATTGACACAGCACAGCGTCGTGACAGTATATTAAAACTAGCTCGTATGCTGGCCTTTAATCCACAACGTACAACTGCATCTAGTGGACTGCTAAAATTTGACAGCGTTAAAACAACAGAGGCCATTGCTGACAGCAACGGTTTAAATTTATCCAATGTAACTGTACACTGGAATGATTTAACCAATGACAATTGGATGGAACAATTTACTGCCATACTTAATGCCAGTATGATTTCCAGCGAAGCTTTTGGTAAACCTGGAAATAGTCAGGCAATCAACGGTATTCAAACTGACGAATACAGTATTAATTTAAACCCTAACACTTTACCTGTTGCTGCTTTTGCAGTAACCGTTAACGGAACTGCTATGGGATTTGAAGCAGTTAGTGGTACCAGTGTTGGAAAAAGTTACATTTACGAATCTGACCCAACACACAACGGTGTATTCAATATTCTTTATCGTAATGACAATAATGGCAATGGTAGTAACAACACTGGATTCTTTGTTTATTTTAAACAAGGCAGTTTGAATTCTACTACATTCAATATTACCAACGCAATTCCCAACAACTATGTTCAGGTTGCTACAAATAATATTACCACAGGCGACCAATGGTTATATGCATTAGACGTTAATGGTAACCCATCTACTAAATGGTCTCAAGTTCCTTCACTACCTGGCGTGAATGTTGTATTCAACAACATGTCAGAGAAAAATCTATATCAAGTTAATACATTGGTCAATGACCAAGTTAACCTAGTGTTTGGCGATGGCAGTTTTAGTAATATTCCGCAAGGCAAATTTAAATTTTACTATCGTACAAGTAACGGAACAACTTATACTATCAGTCCAGATGATATGTCAAGTGTTACTATTGCATTTAGTTACATTAGCAAAAAGAATACTATTGAAACCCTAACTGTTACTGCCAGTTTAAAATACACAGTAACCAATGCTAATGCGGCACCAAGTTTATCAAGTATTAAATCAAGTGCTCCGCAACAGTACTATACTCAAAACCGTATGATCACCGGCGAAGATTATAATATCTTCCCTCAAACATCATTTACCAATATCCAAAAGATTAAAGCAGTTAATCGTACAAGTTCTGGCGTAAGTTTATATCTGGATGCAATCAATCCAACTAGTACATTCTCCACTACTAATATTTTCTCTGATGATGGAATATTAAGTGCAAACAATACTGCAGCGTCAACTACATTTAGTTTCTTAACTGTCAACGACATTTACTCGGCAATTTATAATCAAATAATTCCTATCATTGACAGTACAGAAGTACGTAACTACTATTATGGTACATACCCATCTTATAGTAGTCCTTTTGCCAACTTGACATTTGTACAAACTGCAAGTAGTACTTCAACCAGCAGTGGATATTTAAAATATGCCGGTAACACACAGCAAGTTGGTGCTGGAACAAATACTAATTTACAATACGTTGCCACTGGTGCAAGTTTACAATTTGTAAATAATAATCGAGCAACATTTGCCACAGTAAAAAGTACAGTCAACGGCAATGATGTAAACACTCCTAACTTAATTACTTTTGCTTCAGTTGTACCAACTGGTGCTGTTTTAACTGACAGCAATTTAATGGGTGCTAATGCCATTATTCCCCCATACAAAAATAATTTAAGCAGCAGTTTAATTTCTACTGTGGTAAGTCAGATACAGGCTAAAACCAATTTTGGTCTAGTCTATGATCAAGTTAATCAAACTTGGGCAAACGTACTGCCAGCAGATATTAATAACCCTTCTACTGATTGGGTATTGAAATTTACCTACAATCAAGGATTGTATACTATACAGTATCGAGTTATTAACTATGCATTGACCAGTGCATCCGAAACTAAATTCTATTTTAATCCGCAATCGCGTGTGTATAATTCTGCAACTGGAACAACAGTTAATGATCTTATTAAGATTTTAAAAATTAACACTTTACCAAATACCAATACACCAATTGGGCAAGATATAGTTTGGCAAATTTACAATAACGTAACACAACCTGACGGTTATGTTGATACATCAACTATTTTAGTCAAGAGTCCAGAAACACAAATGTTAGGTGTTCCTGATTTCCCAACTATGTTTACTGACATTGTTGGCCCAATACCAGGCAACAACTCTTCATCAAGTCGCAACAATTTATATTTCCAATATAAACATAATGCGCCAGCACGTAGTCGCATTGACCCAACACCAATTAACATTATTGACTTGTACATTTTAACAAATGCTTATACTGTTGATTATACCAATTGGCTTCGTGATTTAACTGGCACAATAGTTCAGCCTACTCCACCTACTTCAAGTAGTTTAGAAATTGAGTACAGCACACTTGATAACTTCAAGGCTATGAGTGATACTATTGTTTATAATCCTGCACGTTTTAAACCTTTGTTTGGTGCTAAAGCCGATCCAAGTTTACGAGCACGTTTCCAAATTGTTAAAAATCCAGCAGTGGGTGTAACTGATAACGAAATTAAAACGCAGGTTATTGCTGCAATTAACAAATACTTTGATGTAAGTAATTGGGACTTTGGTGATTCCTTTTACTTCAGTGAATTGGCTGCATATTTGCATACAACACTAGCACCAAACATCAGTAGTATTCTTATCGTTCCAGCCAGTAATGATTTGGTCTTCGGTAACTATTTCCAAATCAACTCTGAACCTTGGGAAATTATTACCAGTGCTGCAACAGTAAATGACATTGATATTGTAACTGCAGTAACAGCTGCACAATTAAATCTTGGCAATAACCTAGTAGGAACATTTTAATGAGCTTAGTTAGCACAATCAATTTTTTACCACCAGTATTCCAAACAGCGACTAATCAACGCTTTCTTGGTGCTACAGTAGATCAATTGGCAACTGATCCAATCAATGTGCCATTGAATGGTTACATTGGTCGTACAGTTGCTCCTACATTTAAATTCAGTGATAACTATGTTCCTGAGACATCAGCAAAAAGAAGTAACTATCAACTTGAATCAAGTGTGGTTGTAAAAAATAACAATGGTCAAATTGAATTTAATTCAGGATACATCGATTTATTAAACAGCATTGAGCGATACAATGGATTTACCAATGACCATCAGCGTTTGTTTTCTGCAACTAGTTACAGCTACGACGGACACTTTGACTACGACAAGTTTGTAAACTACTATAACTATCACTGGTTACCAGGCGGTCCTGCTCCAGTTAACGTATACTCAAATCAAGTTCCGTATTCAGCGGAATATACAGTTACTCGCAACACCGATATTGGCGGATATGTATTCAGCGGATTAGGTGTACACCCTAATTTACAAATAACTATGGCACGCGGTGGCACATACACATTTGATGTTGCTCAAGACAGTCAGTTCTGGATTCAAAGCCAACCGGGTGTTGCTGGAACAGATTCAAATGTAACCAGTCTAAGTACACGTCAAGTGTTTGGCGTAGTTAATAATGGTGCATCCAATGGCAAGGTAACATTTAAAGTTCCTTTAAAGACAGCACAAGATTTTTATATCAACATGCCAATTAAGGCCAGTGTTGATGCAGCAACAAATTTACACTACAATCAAATACAAGGACAGCTATTAAGCGATTTCTTAACAGCGTATCCTCAAGGCTTTGACGGTGTAAATAACCAACTACATAACAAAACTTTTGTATTTGTCAACAACGACATAGATGATAGTTTTTGGACAGTTGGTGGAACAACTATTGCTAGTCCTGCTCGCACTGGTATTTGGAAAATTGTATTAGTGCCAACAGGCAATGATTATACAATTTCATTGCTACCAACTATTGTTATTGCACCTCAACAAAAAGTCTTTATTAGTTCAGGTAAACAATACGCATCATCAGAATTTTGGTTAGATAATAACTATAACTATCAAACAGTTCCGCCAATTACAGCAACTAAAGATTATCTATACTATCAAGACAGTAATAATCCTGACTTTTTTGGTATTATCAAACTAGTTGATAACGAATCAACTCCTATTAATATTGTACAAGACATCATTGGTGCTGTTGGATATACTAGTCCAAATGGTGTAAAATTTACCAACGGACTAAAAGTTCAATTTGACAGCACAGTAGTTCCTAGTACCTATGCTAATAATCAATACTATGTTGAGGGAGTTGGAACAGCTATTGCACTAATACCAGTTTCACAAATGGTAGTACCCGAATCCTTTAGCCAACTATTACCAACTTCAGCTGATTATATTACTATCAGTCGAGCCAGTGAAAATTTAAATCCTTGGACTCGTAGTAATTATTGGTTCCACACTGATGTAATTAATGCCACAGCATTATATAACAATACTGATGCAGACTATGGTCCGGGCATACCTGGACGCCGCCCTATCATTGAGTTTGAACCAAACTTACGATTAATGAATTATGGTCTACAGGCAAAAACTAGTGTTAATTATATTGTACTGACACCTTCAGATGCATTTAACGACATTGAAGGAAAAATCACAGCCAGCATTGATGGTCACATATTAGTCAATGGCGATCGTATTATTTTTGCCAACGACGCTGATACAACAATATTAAATGAAGTATGGCAAGTTGAAATTCAGCGTATTAATAATACCGACTATATTACTTTAATTGAAACTACAGATGATCCAGTATTGGCTAATCAGAATGTTCTAGTAACATCGGGTACACACGCAGGATCAACATACAGTTTTGATGGAACTAAATGGACTTTATGTCAAGCCAAAACTGGATTAAACCAAGCTCCATTATTTGATCTAGTTGATGCTAATGGTTTTAGTTTTGCTGACACAACAGTATACCCTGATTCTACATTTGCTGGTACAAAATTCTTTGGCTATCCTTCAGTTACAGGAACCAATGATGCCATACTTGGATTTCCGTTAAGTTATAGAAATTTTAACAACATTGGCGATATTGTATTTGCTAATTTTTATGACTCAGATACTTTTACCTATACACTAAATTTAAAAACTGTAACGGTTAATTGCAACTCGGGCTACTTATCTAAGAGTACCGGTACCACAGAAACAGCAAGATTAAACAATTGGGTAGTTAATAAAGAATCAACTAAACAATATCAAGTGTTTAGTAAATTTTTTGATGGCTATGTATTAGAAATAGATGGAGTACAAAAACCGTTTGTACAGATCGACATACTACCAAACAGTCAAGCAGATGTTCCATATACCAAAGTATATTTGAATAATGTATTGTTAACTCCTGCAACTGACTATGTAATTACCAATTACGGTGTACATAACATTGTTGCATTTAATACATCAGTAGCAGTAAATGACAAGATTGATATCTTTATTTTTAGTGACGCTGTTAGTGCAATGGCCTACTATGAAATTCCTAAAAACTTAGATATTAATCCACTGAATGAAAATTTTACAACAATCACTCTTGGACAGTTAAGATCACACTACAATAAATTAATTGAAAATACCTCATTGAGTGCCACAGGTAATATACCTGTACAGGATAACTATTTAAAAAATCATACTGGTACAGTATTACAACATTCTGCACCATTGATTTATGCAATGACATTCCTAAATGATCCATTGGTTAATTTTATTGATGGACTAACACTGGCACGTAAAGAATATTCTAAATTTAAAAATAAGTTTTTAAATCTATGTTCAACCTTGTCCATGCTAGATTATAACAATCCAGCCACCGGTGTTGATATCATACTACAAAATATTAATGCTCTTAAGAATAGTAGCTTTCCTTGGTACTATTCTGACATGGTGCCACAAGGCAGTAGCTATTCTACTATTAACTATACAGTGGTTAATGCCCGCCAACAACAATATGAGATAAGCAGTATTTTTGATAATACTCAATTGAGTAATCGTGCTATTATTGTATATGTAAATGGCAAGCAACAGGTATTGGGAATTGATTATACATTTAGTTTAAATAGTCCTGCTGTTAATTTTACTAAAACATTTACAGTCGGTGACACAATTACAATTCGCGATTATGCTAATACTGACGGAAATTATATTCCCGAAACTCCAACTAAGTTGGGATTATATCCTAAGAGTGTTCCAGAAATTTATGTTGACAATACTTACCAAACTCCTGTAACTGTTATCCGCGGACACGATGGATCAATTACTCCGGCCTTTGGCGACTTCCGTGATGATTATCTATTAGAATTAGAAACACGTATCTATAATAACATCAAAGCTGATTACACACGTACACAGATTGATTTAGCTGAAGTAATACCTGGACGATTTAAAGACACTGATTACTCATTGACAGAATTCAACGAAATCATTGGACAAAACTTTTTAAGTTGGGTTGGTGCTAATAACATTGATTATAGTGTAAACACTGGATTTGATATTAACAATCCTTGGACATGGAATTATAGTAATTTCCAAGACATCGTTGACGGATCACCCCTACAGGGATCTTGGCGTGCCATATATCAATATTGGTTTGATACAGACACACCAAACTTAACTCCATGGGAAATGTTAGGATTTAGTAGTAAACCTTCTTGGTGGGACACACGATATGGTCTATCGCCGTATACTAAAAGTAACGATGTACTGTGGCAAGACCTTGAAGCTGGATACATTTGGAATAATGGCTCGCCGTACACAGATGTACGCTTTGCACGTCCTGGTCTGTCTAAATTTATTCCCGTTGATAACTCTGGGAATATTTTAAGTCCTACACAGATTCCACTGATTAAACAGTATAATACTCAATTGGCCAATGCAGCATTTGCTGTTGGTCAGCAAGGTCCTGCAGAAACAGCCTGGCGTCGTAGCAGTGATTATCCTTTTGCAATTCAATACGCAATAGCATTAACAAAACCTGCCAAATATTTTTCTACAAAAATTGACATCAGCAAGTTCTATACAAATTCACAAACTGGTCAATTTTCAGAATTTAACAATCAAAAACTTACACCATCACTATTGCAAGTCAATGGCGATTCTTCAACTGGTACAATAGCCCGCACCAGCGGATACATTAACTGGATTGCTGATAATATTAAAAATCTTGGAATTGATCCTGTTACCAAGATGAAAGAATATTTTAATAATCTTAGCGTACAGTTAAATTATAAAGTTGGTGGTTTCACTGACAAAACAATGTTGACAGTAAGTGCAGAACAAACAAGCCCTGGATCTACCAGTGGTAGTGTAATTATTCCTGACAACAACTATAGCATTTACTTGAGTAAATCAGTTCCTGTTTCAACAGTGACTTATAGTGCTGTTATTGTTACAAGAACAGATTCTGGATATAGTATATCGGGCTACGATAATGTAAACCCATTTTTTACAATTATTCCAAGTATTGCTAATAAGAATAGTCAAACTATTAAGGTAAATGAATTAGCTGTTCAAATATATCAAGATAGTACAAATACTATTCAGGTTGTACCTTACGGAACAGAATATGCTACAATTCAACAGGTAGCAGATTTCCTTATCAGCTACGAAAGACATTTGACATCACAAGGTCTATTATTCTCAAACTTTAATACTGATTTATCCGAACAACAAAATTGGACATTAAGTGTTAAAGAATTATTAACTTGGGGACAACAGGGCTGGGCTGCTGGTAACATTCTTTTACTAAATCCTACAGCAAACGATTTAATTTTAAAAACCAACGGTACTGTAGTTGATGAAATTAATAACTTGAGCAACGGTAACAAGTTATTAAATCAGGATTTCTTACCAATCAAGAGTAATAACTTTACGGTACTAAGATTAGAAAATATTGTTAATGGAAACAGATTTAAAATCTCAACACTAGATGGATCAATAATTTGTTTTGCTCGTTTAAATCTAGTACAGTTTGAACACGTATTAGTATTTGATAACGTTGACGACTTTGGTGATATTGTTTATATTCCTAATCAAGGTACACGTCAGAATCGTTTAAAATTATCAGGATCTAAGACTGGTGCTTGGACTGGTGCATTGAGCGCACCAGGATACATTTATAGTAATCCAGTAATACCAAGTTGGCAAGTTGATACTGACTATCAACTGGGAGATTTGGTTGTCTACAACGGGTCTTACTATACAGCCAATCAAAATATTTTAGCATCCAGTGATTTTAGTTGGACAGCTTGGACGCCAATTAGTGCCAGCGATATACAAACTGGCTTATTGCCTAGTTTCGGTTCATTGGCATCACGATTTGAAAATATCTACGACATTGATATTCCGCCAACCAACGAAGAAGTACAGATGTTTAGTGCTGGTTTAATTGGATTCCGTCAGCGTCAATACTTAACAGACTTAGGTATTAGTATTCCTACACAGACTAAATTCTATCAAGGATTTATCAAAGAAAAAGGTTCGTTAAATGTTATTAATGCATTAACTAAAGGTAACTTTGACAACGTAACTGGTAATATTAATATATACGAAGAATGGGCATTCTTGGGCGGACAGTACGGCGGAGTTGACAGTAATACTTTCCGAGAATTTGTATTGGATCAAAGTATATTCAATACCAATCCAGTGGCCTTTAGTCTAACAGATAACTACAACACTTCAGATATTATTGCAAACTTAACATTGGCAAATATCTATAATGCTAGTAATATATCTAGTACCAGTACATCAATTTATTCTAACCGTACCACAGACGTGCAATCAACAGATTTACCAAGTGTTGGCTACGTTAATTTAGATGATGTTGATTATAAGATTTTTAATGTCAGTAATTTTACAGACCCAATTACCAATATGGGTGCTGGCAATAAAGTTTGGATAGCAAAAGACAACAATAATCAGTGGGACGTATTACGAGTTAACGAAACAAAACTAAATGCAACATTATTAACTTATGTACTTGATTCTTATGCACAATTAGAATTTGATTATGCACATAATTTTGTTGCTGGTGATTTCTTTGTATTAAAGTATTTTAATCCTACATTTGATGGAGTGTACGAAGTAGTTAGTGTAGCACATCCATCAGTGGTTACTATTAAGATCAGTAACGTACAGCCATCGGCTTTAGAAATTAGTCCATTACAAACACTAATTCGCGCACTATCTGTCAGTGGATCGGGAACAGTTTATAAACTTAATTCTGCTCGAGTTAATACAGTAACAGATCTTGTTGCACTAGATCCACCATTGGATGGTTGGATTGATAATGATCACGTTTGGGTCAATCAAGAGTCCAATACAGGTTGGGGAGTATATACATTTAATACACCATGGACTTCTAATGCCGTAGCTAATGTAGCACATACTATTACCAGTAATGCTAAGTTTGGCAGTTCAGTACGTATCAGTAGCGACGACAACTATGTATTTGTTGGTAGTCCTGGCTCTAAACA